TTACTTGTCAAAAATGGCTATTGCATCGTGTTTTTTCTGAGTATATAAATGGCTGTAAGTGCCCATCGTTTCAGTGATTTGAGCATGTCTCATAAGTGACTGTAAAACGAAAATATCTACACCATTATTTGCAAGATAAGATGCATAAGAATGTCTTAACGCGTGAATGTTATAATGGGGGAAAGCTTTTTGGAATTTCTTTTGAACATGACTGTAATGTTTGGGAGCCATTCCTCCGAAAATAAAATAACTACGTTCATCAAAATATTTGTTTAACTCTTTTTCACGTTGGTGTCGTTCAGTTAACATTGTATTGATGAATTTAGGTAAAGGAACAATATCCTCTGAACTATCTGTTTTTGGTCTCGGATATATAGTTCTATTAGAGATGTCCATTGTTTTATTTATGGATATCTCTTTTTTATATTTATTGTAGTCTGTCCAAACAAGCGCCATAGCTTCGCCAATCCTTAAACCTGTATAAAACATTAATGTAAATAACTCTCTGTAATCTTGATCTTCAATGTCTTTGATTCTTTCTTCAAATTCTTCACGCATCATAAACTTAGGTTTTGGCTTTACACGCGGAATAGGTTTAATTGATATTGTTGGATCTGTACGTAATCCAAAGTATTTTTTAGCATAATTAATTACAACTTTAAAACCTGACCAAATTGTACGAGCAGAATTTGTTGATGCTACATTCTCTATTAGATATTTACGAAACTCTTGGCATTGATTTTGTGTTATCTTATTCATTTTTATGTGCCCGAACTTAGCTTTAAAGTGTTTATGATATTCATTTTGTTTGCGTCGTTTTGTTTTAGGTCTCAAATCGCTATTTTCTAAGTAGTGATGAAAAACATAATCAAATGTTTTCGAATCACTATATCCTTCGTTTACGTCATTCAAAAAAATAGCCTCTGCTCTCTTAGCTTCACGCTTAGTTGAAAAACCGCGTTGCATCTTACGTTTGTTATTACCGTATAGATCTTTATATCTAATGGAAAAATACCATTTACCTGTATTATCATCCTTATATACTGGCATTTTGCTTCTCCCTCCTCAAAATTGGCAAAAAATAATAAGGGTAGGCGGGCTACCCGAAATTTAGTACTAGGTACTAAATGTGATATAATAAAATAAAAAGTAGGTGATGTTATGACATTTAAAAACAATCATAATTTCAATGAATTAGTTTTAACGAATGAAGACATTAGAATTTTAAAAAATGTCTTAGAAGATGCAGTCAGTGTTTATGATGAATATTCGGTATGTAATGAAGAATCCGATTTTGCTTACTGTTTATTAAGAGACTTATATACATTAGACAGCTTAGCTATTTCGTCAAATAATGTTTGAATTATCGAATTGTACTCTTCGATTTTAATACCATGCATAATAGAGTTTCTGTGTTCAATAGCAGCTTTGACTGAATGTTTTAAATGTTCTTCTATTAAATCGTTGTTTTCCATTTCGTTTAAAAATGTTCTTATATTCCTCTTGTAATCAGGTGTTTGTTTAATTATATCTTTATCAAACTTGTTCAATATCAGCCTACACATTAGTTCTAGCGCTCTACCTAAAAGTAGTGATGTAGCTAGCCTTTTTTCAGACATAAAGCAATCATAAGCTTCAACTATATGAGTTTCAAAATCCTTGTCATTAACTGTTTCTAATAATTGAGTGTATTTTCTTAAAGAAGCCGGTAAATCATTTGCGTTTTCTAACAAAGAATTAGGTGTTCGATAAATTTTTGTAGATTTATCTGATAAATATAAGTCAGAATGAGTTTCAAAATAATAATGCGCAATTGCATCGTCGTTGTATATACTAGCTAAATCGCTCAAGTTAAACATTTGAAAATCATGTATGACTTTTTCGAAAATGAAAGTACTTTTTATATATTCACTTAACTTCTCGAAAGATCTTTCTGTTCTTTTTAAAACATCATCTACAGAAATATTTATTTTCTTCGCTTGCATGCCTTCTGACCCACCGTGAATATAAATTAAACCTCTGTAAAAACTGATATTCAAATCTGCGTAGCTATATTTTATACCGGAATAAAAGGGGAAGTATCCAGTATTTTTATCTATTACATCACCAAAAAATATATCCACTAATTCTTTATATTTTTTGTGAAGTTCATTCATTCTTTTTTCTATATCGTTATATCTCCATAAGTATTGTTTCTCTTCCATACCTCATCCTCCTCACGCCACACAGGCGCTGTTAATCAATATGATGCAATTTAAAAACTCTCAACGGCTCAAATGTAATAGAATACTCGCCGTAGTGGGTACCAATACCATATATCTTTTTGTATTGTTCTATTGCTTCTAATATGTATTCTTCGCTTAATTGTAGATACTCAGACAACTCATACAAGTTACGTACGCCATAATTGTAAGCTTCAACAATTTCACGTAACGGAACAGCTGAGATAAAACCGTGTCGTCTTGCGTAATTTTCGAACTTGCGATTGTTGAAATTTGATTGATCTAAAATGTTGCCATACGTCAACTTATGGTGGGCAAGTTCCTCATATAATACTTCAGCCTTGCGTGTTTCTGACAATTTATTGTCTATAAGCACAATTCCATCTGAATAAAAACCTGCATATCCCTCTGGAAGCTCTACAAAATCTTTTACTTCTATGTGGTCATTTTCAATTAATATTTTTTCATATCTCGACATCAAAACCTTACCCCTTGCTGTTTAATCTTTCTTTTTAAATCTGTCAATTAATCCCATAATATAGTCTACATCTTCTTGTTTTAATTCCCCCTCAAGATGAGCTGCCATAGTTTGATGTTTGTCAGGTTCCATAGCTTTCAGTCCGCTTAATTCATCTAAAGATACATTAAAATAATTTGCTAAAGCACTTGCGTGTTCCATAGAAGGGCTAGTTAGACCTTTTTCCCATCTGTCGATTGATGCTTTTGAAAATTTAACTTCGTATTTTTCATTTAGTCTGGTTGCTAATTCTTGTAAAGACAAGTTTCGAGACTTTCGTAAAGTATTTAAGTTACTAGGGAAATTTGACATTTATTTTACTCCTTAATTTGTATTTTACAAACTTATTATATAAGTTTGTTCTCATTTTTGCAACACATTTCACAAATTTATTTCTCAAAAATGAAATTTATTTGTTGACACCTAAACTAACAGCTTGTATAGTGGTTAGTGTAATCTCATAAATGAGACGAAAGGAGGATGGAAAAGTGAATAAAGTTAGATATCAGAATTTGAGGAACTTCATTGATGAGAGCGAATATACACACAAACAAGTTGCAGATATGATTGGTATGAACCCTGCTAGATTCAGTCAAAAGATAAATAAAAATAAAAGTAACTTTACTATTGATGAAGCTAGTGCAATATGTACTGTTTTAAAAATAAGTATGGATGATTATTTTTTTAATCAAAACGTCTCAAAAATGAAACGTATAAAAGAAAAACAAACAACATAAAGGAGGACACTATGGAACAAATCACATTAACTAAAGAAGAGTTGAAAGAAATTATAGCGAAAGAAGTTAGAGAGGCTATAAACGGCAAGAAACCAATCAGTTCAGGTTCAATTTTCAACAAAGTAAGAATCAGCCATAACGATTTTGATGAAATTAATAAAAAGTTTGCTTATACAGAACGTTTAAGAGGTGCTGACAATCTCGGCTTAGGACATCCATTATCTTTGAAGAAATATCAACACGGAATAGGATGTTATGAAAATTACAAAGCATACGCTAGTGAAATTCACGACCACATTAGAAAACTTACATTATCAGCTTTTGGTGTAACGCTTAATTCTGATTTGAAAGAGAGTGAATACGATGAAGCTAGCAGAATGTATAACATGTTAAAGAACTTCTATTTATATCGTTACCAAAAACGAATTGAAAACTTGTCAATTGAAGATTTCGAATAAAGAAAAAGTCACATCTTAATAGGAGGAAAACAAATGCAAGATTTAAAAAAGATTCATGAAATAGCAGTAAAAATCATCGAACTAGCAGAAAAAGAAAAATGGAGCGAAGAGGAATTACTAACGACAATAGACCTCTTACATCTCCAAAATAAAAACTATTTACCAGAGTTACCTAGTTTAGATACTACGTTATAGAAATGTTGATACATTTTTTCTGTGTTTTCAGCAGTGGTATGCGAATGATGTGTATTATTACTACTCGCTCGCACATTTAAATGTTCTAAGTAACTTTTAGTTAATTCTAAAGCTATTTCTTTATCAGACATACTTATCACCTCCTTAGGTTGATAACAACATTATACACGAAAGGAGCATAAATATTATGCAAGCATTACAAACATTTTGTTTCCAATAAAAAAACACATGCTTTGTCGTGGAAAGCATGTGCTACGGAAATTTTGTTTGATTCTAGTCGCCACGACTAACAGCTCAAGTTTTGCTGGTATCGTCCCCAGCCCTGTAATGAGCTTAGGTGTTCAATCAAAGTCTAGCGTCCTATAAGTTACTACCTTACAGTACGCATACCTTTTTAACGTCTCAGTTGACTATGGAACACAACAAACGATGTTCTAATTTAGACTTACTAACCTATAAAACCACAGGATGATTTAAAACCTCGCATAAGCAAGGAAATCACCTCCCAGTGTAGTGGGGTTGGATTAATTATATAACGAAATATCGTTATGGACAATAAGGAGTGGTAAGATGCTGAACTTAAAAGAATTGAGAGAAGAAAAGGGGATAACACGCTATCAACTAGCGAAGCTAACAGAATTACAAAATTCGACAATTCGATCTATCGAAACAGAAGTTAAAAATCCCGGTTTCCTCACAGTAAGAAAAATATGCGATGCACTACAAGTTGATATCGCTAATGTAAAGGAGAAATAATATGCAAGAATTACAAACATTTAATTTTGAAGAATTACCAGTAAGAACAGTGGAAATTGAAAACGAACCTTATTTTGTAGGAAAAGATATTGCTGAGATTTTAGGGTATGCAAGAGCAGACAATGCCATTAGAAATCATGTTGATAGCGAGGACAAGCTGACGCACCAATTTAGTGCATCAGGTCAAAACAGAAATATGATCATTATCAACGAATCAGGATTATACAGTCTAATCTTCGATGCTTCTAAACAAAGCAAAAACGAAAAAATTAGAGAAACCGCTAGAAAATTCAAACGCTGGGTAACATCAGATGTCCTACCAGCTATTCGCAAACACGGTATCTACGCAACAGACAATGTAATTGAACAAACATTAAAAGATCCAGACTACATCATTACAGTGTTGACTGAGTATAAGAAAGAAAAAGAGCAAAACTTACTTTTACAACAAGAAATCGGAGAACTAAAACCCAAAGCAGACTATGTAGATGAAATCTTAAAGTCAACTGGCACATTAGCCACAACTCAAATCGCGGCAGACTACGGTATATCAGCACAAAAGTTAAACAAACTACTACACGAAGCTAGACTACAACGAAAAGTAAATAAACAGTGGGTGCTTTACTCAGAACACATGGGCAAGAGTTACACAGATTCAGACACTATAACAATTGTGCGTTCTGATGGCAGAGAAGACACAGTTTTACAAACTAGATGGACACAAAAAGGCAGATTGAAAATACATGAAATCATGACTGAATTCGGTTATGAAGCTAACGTAACTGCTTAACAGGAGGGCGCAGCAAATGCAAGCTCAAAACAAAAAAGTCATCTATTACTACTATGACGAAGAAGGTAATAGACGACTATTATCAATTGGTAATTTAGATACCTATTTATTAGCAGATATCAAATCAAGATTTGGTTTATATAAAAAGGCAATCCCTGATTTAGATAATCTATACATTCAAATAGATGGTATCGAATTTAAATTATATTAAATTTTTGGAAATGCAAAGGAGGAGCAACAAATGAACAAACTATATAAAGCAACCCTCCTCATCACAATGGCAGTTGTGACTTGGAAGGTTTGGAAGATTGAAAAAAACACTAGAAACGCTGATTATCCGTTATCAGTTTCATTAAGTGATTTACCTGAACTATCAGCGAATTCTATTGCTTCAATATATTGACGGAAATAAAATTGACGACGTTTATTCAAATACTCTTGGTAATCAGAACGATTATTGAATTCTTCCAACTTTTTAGCATGTGGGAGCGTTTGAATATATGCGGAAGCAAATTGATGTGGATAGAATTTTGTCATAGTTATCCCTCCTTTCACTAGGAGATAACTAAATTATACACAACACAAAAATAAAAAGGAGAAAAAGATATGATGAAAAATAGTTTGCAAGCTAAAGAACTTGCGGTAATTTTATCTGTTTCTAAATCCAAAGCAGGACAAATAATAAGAGAACTGAATAAAGAACTTGAAGATGAAGGATACATTGCGATACGAGGCAGAATACCCGTCCAATTAGCTAGGAAAAAATTTCCTTATCACGACTTATCAGACCAGAGAATAATGGAGGAGTTGAAAAAAGAAAATGAGTAAAACTTATAAAAGCTACCTAGTAGCAGTGCTATGCTTCACAGTCTTAGCGATTGTGCTTATGCCATTGCTGTACTTCACTACAGCGTGGTCAATTGCGGGATTCGCAAGCATAGTGACATTCATATTTTATAAGGAATATTTTTATGAAGAATAAAAAACTGCTACTTGCGCCAACAAGTAACAGTATCAAGCACTTAAGAAAAATTTCAAGTTAAATATAAAACGAAAAACGGAGGAAGTCAAGGTGTATTACGAAATAGGCGATATCATACGCAAAAATATTCATGTTAACGGATTCGATTTTAAGCTATCCATTTTAAAAGGTCATATGGGCATATCAATACAAGTTAAAGATATGAACAACGTACCAATTAAACATGCTTATGTCGTAGATGAGAATGACTTAGATATGGCATCAGACTTATTCAACCAAGCGATAGATGAATGGATTGAAGAGAACACAGATGAACAGGACAGACTAATTAACTTAGTCATGAGATGGTAGGAGGTTGCTATGAAGCAGACTGTAACTTATATCATTCGTCATAGGGATATGCCAATTTATATAACTAACAAACCAACCGATAACAATTCAGATATTAGTTACTCCACAAATAGAAATAGAGCTAGGGAGTTTAACGGTATGGAAGAAGCGAGTATCAATATGGATTATCACAAAGCAATCAAGAAAACAGTGACAGAAACTATTGAGTACGAGGAGGTAGAACATGACTGAACAAACATTATTTGAACAGTTGAACAGTAAAAACGTGAATGATCATACAGAACAAAAAAATGGATTAACTTATCTAGCATGGTCATATGCACACCAAGAGCTGAAAAAGATTGACCCAAACTACACAGTAAAAGTACACGAGTTTCCACATCCAGATATTAACACAGAAAATTATTTTGTACCTTATTTGGCTACACCAGAAGGCTATTTTGTACAGGTATCTGTGACTGTGAAAGATAGTACAGAGACTGAGTGGCTTCCAGTATTGGACTTTAGAAATAAATCGCTTGCTAAAGGTAGTGCAACAACTTTCGATATTAACAAAGCGCAAAAACGATGTTTTGTAAAAGCTTCGGCTTTACACGGTTTAGGCTTATATATCTACAACGGCGAGGAACTACCAAGTGCAAGTGACAACGATATTACAGAATTAGAAGAGCGTATCAATCAGTTCGTGAACTTATCTCAAGAAAAAGGGCGAGATGCAACTATCGATAAAACGATGAGATGGCTAAAAATATCTAACATTAATAAATTAAGTCAAAAACAAATCGCAGAAGCACACCAAAAATTAGATGCGGGATTAAAACAATTGGATAGTGAGGAGAAACAATAATGTTAAACAGAGCAGTATTAGTAGGACGCTTAACAAAAGACCCAGAATTAAGAAGCGCGCCAAATGGCGTAAATGTAGGTACATTCACATTGGCAGTAAACAGAACATTCACGAATGCTCAAGGCGAGCGTGAAGCAGATTTTATAAACGTAGTAGTGTTCAAGAAACAAGCTGAAAATGTTAAAAACTACCTTTCTAAAGGGTCGCTGGCAGGTGTAGACGGGCGACTACAAACACGTAGCTACGATAACAAAGACGGGAAACGTGTATTTGTTACAGAAGTAGTAGCGGACAGTGTTCAATTCTTAGAACCGAAGAATAACAACCAACAACCAAACAACAATTATCATCAACAAAGACAAACTCAAACTGGTAATAATCCTTTTGATAATACCACTGCGATTACTGATGATGACTTACCGTTCTGATTGGAATGATTAAATGCCGAAAATTACTAGTTATATCACTCAAGACGACGGCACAACAACAGTTGTCATCTCGGGTGTTGAATTAGGCAATAAAGAAACATTACTACTTGATAACGGGTTTGATGTAGAAGTAGATGTAAGCGTCATAGATCCGTTTCAAATTACCGGCAAGCAACGACGAAAAATATTCGCGCTTGTCAAAGACATAGAAGAATATACAGGTCAACCAATGGACTATATGCGACATATGTTCATCGAGTATGTAAGGACTTACTACGGCTATGATGAACGTATTTCACTAAGTAATTGTACGAGAACACAAGCAAGTCAAATCATTGAAGCAACGCTTGACTGGACGTTCTACAATGACATACCACTTAGCTACAAAACGAGTAATCTACTGAAACAAGATAAATCATTCTTATACTGGTCAACTGTTAACCGCAACTGTGTAATATGCGGAAAGCCTCACGCTGACCTAGCGCATTATGAAGCAGTTGGCAGAGGTATGAACAGAAACAAGATGAATCACTACGACAAACATGTATTAGCGCTATGTCGCGAACATCATAACGAGCAACATGCGATTGGCGTTAAGTCGTTTGATGATAAATATCACTTGCATGACTCGTGGATAAAAGTTGATGAGAGGCTCAACAAAATGCTGAAAGGAGAAAACAATGGGAGAAGTATCGTGGATAAAACTTAAAGTTGGCATGTTTGATGACAGCAAAATCAAATATATCGAAGCTTTACCCGAAAGAGATACGATCATAACTATTTGGGTTAAGTTACTAACTTTATCAGGAAAGTACAATGAACAAGGTTATATTATGCTATCCGAAAACTTGCCGTACAACGAAGAAATGTTAGCAAATGAATTTAATAGACCTATTAACTCAATAAGGTTAGCAATTCAAACTTTTGAGACATTGGGCATGATTGAAAAAGTTAATGGTGTCATAAAAGTGACAAACTGGGAGAAGCATCAAAGCTTAGATAGCAAAGCTAAGCATAAAGAAAAAAATAAATTGCGACAACAACGCTATCGTGAGAAACAGAAAAAGTTACTAGAAGCAAAACGTAACGTTACCGTAACGTTACGTAACGATACAGAAGAAGAAGAAGAAAGAGAAGAAGAAAGAGAAGGAGAAAAAGAAGAAGAATATAAGAATAAAGAAGAAGAAAGAGAAGCCGTCTTCTCATCTTCAATAAAATATATAATTGCAAATTTGGATGATAAGTTAACACCTAATCAAATGGAACAATTAGGGTTTGCTATTGATGATATAGGTACAAACGCTTTTGAAGTTGTAAAAGTAGGTGTTGAGTACACTAAAAGCAAAAGTGCGCATGGTGGCTATTTAATTAAAGTTTTAAACAACTGGGCTAAAGAGAATGTCAAAACAAAAGAAGATGCAGAAAATAAAATAGCACCTAGAAAAAATACTACTGATGATGTCATTGCACAAATGGAAAAAGAATTGAGTGATGACTAATGCCGATGAGCAAAACACAAGCATTAGAAATTATTAAAAAAGTTAGGTACGTATACAACATTGATTTTGATAAACCGAAGTTAGAAATGTGGATTGATGTATTAAGTCAAAATGGAGATTATCAACCAACTGTAAAAGCGGTAGATGTTTATATCAACAGTAACAACCCGTACCCGCCTAACTTACCAGCAATCATGCGTAAGGAACCTAAAAAAGTATCTATCGAGCCAGTAGATAACGAAACCGCTACACACCAATGGAAAATGCAGAATGACCCCGAATATGTCAGACAAAGAAAAATAGCGCTAGATAAGTTCATGAATAAGTTGGCAGAATTTGGGGGCGAAAACGAATGAATTACGGACAATTCGAAATTGAAAGTACAATAATCGCTACGCTACTTAAACAACCGGACGTATTAGAAAAGATAAGAGTTAAAGATTACATGTTTACGAACGAAAAGTTTAAAACCTTTTTCAATTATGTAATGGACGTCGGAAAGATAGATCATCAAGAAATCTATTTAAAAGCAACTAAAGATAAAGAATTTTTAGATGCAGATACTATAACTAAACTTTACAACTCCGATTTCATTGGATACGGCTTCTTTGAACGTTATCAACAAGAATTATTGGAAAGTTATCAGCTCAACAAAGCTAACGAATTAGTAACTGAGTTCAAACAACAACCTACGAACCAAAACTTTAACAACTTGATTGATGAACTCAAGGATTTAAAAACAATTACTAACAAAAAAGAAGATGGAACCAAGAAGTTTGTTGAGGAGTTTGTTGAAGAGTTATACAGCGATAGCCCTAAGAAGCAAATTAAGACGGGTTACAAGCTAATAGATTACAAAATAGGGGGATTAGAACCATCACAATTAATCGTCATCGCAGCGCGTCCCTCAGTGGGTAAGACAGGTTTTGCATTAAACATGATGCTGAACATAGCACAAAATGGATACAAAACATCTTTCTTTAGTCTCGAAACAACCGGCACATCGGTATTGAAACGTATGTTATCAACAATTACTGGTATTGAGTTAACAAAGATAAAAGAAATCAGGAACTTAACGCCGGATGACTTAACAAAGTTAACGAATGCGATGGATAAAATCATGAAATTAGGCATTGATATTTCTGATAAAAGTAATATCACACCGCAAGATGTGCGAGCACAAGCAATGAGGCATTCAGACGGGCAACAAGTTATTTTTATAGATTACCTTCAACTGATGGATACTGATGCGAAAGTTGATAGACGTGTAGCAGTAGAAAAGATATCACGTGACTTAAAGATAATCGCTAATGAGACAGGCGCAATCATCGTACTACTTTCACAACTGAATCGTGGTGTCGAGTCTAGACAGGATAAAAGACCAATGCTATCGGACATGAAAGAATCAGGCGGAATAGAAGCAGATGCGAGTTTAGCGATGCTACTTTATCGCGATGATTATTATAACCGTGACGAAGATGACAGTATTACAGGCAAGTCTATTGTTGAATGTAACATAGCTAAAAACAAAGACGGCGAAACTGGAGTAATTGAATTTGAGTATTACAAGAAGACGCAGAGGTTTTTCACATGAACATCATGCAATTCAAAAGCTTATTGAGATCGATGTATGAAGAGACAAAGCAAAACGACCCGATTGTAGCAAATGTATATATCGAGACTGGTTGGGCAGTCAACAGATTGTTAGACAATAACGAGTTATCGCCTTTCGATGATTACGACAGAGTTGAAGAGAAAATTATGAATGAAATCAATTGGAAGAAAACGCACATTAAGGAGTGTTAAAAATGCCGAAAGAAAAATATTACTTATACCGAGAAGATGGCACGGAAGATATTAAGGTCATCAAGTATAAAGACAACGTAAATGAAGTTTATTCGCTCACAGGAGCCCATTTCAGCGACGAAAAGAAAATTATGACTGATAGTGACCTAAAACGCTTCAAAGGCGCTCACGGGCTTCTATATGAGCAAGAGCTAGGATTACAAGCAACGATATTTGATATTTAGAGGTGGCACAGTGAGTAAATACAACGCTAAGAAAGTTGAGTACAAAGGAATTGTATTTGATAGCAAAGTAGAGTGCGAATATTACCAATATTTAGAAAGTAATATGAATGGCACTAACTATGATCGTATCGAAATACAACCGAAATTTGAATTACAACCTAAATTCGGGAAACAAAGACCGATTACGTATATAGCCGATTTCTCTTTGTGGAAGGAAGGGAAACTGGTTGAAGTTATAGACGTTAAAGGTAAGGCGACTGAAGTTGCCAACATCAAAGCGAAGATATTCAGATATCAGTATAAAGATGTGAATTTAACATGGATATGTAAAGCGCCTAAATACACAGGTCAAGAATGGATGGTATATGAGGACTTAGTGAAAGTCAGACGTAAAAGAAAAAGAGAAATGAAGTGATTTAATGCAACAACAACAAGCATATATAAACGCAACGATTGATATAAGGATACCTACAGAAGTTGAATATAAGCATTTTGATGATGTGGATAAAGAAAAAGAAACGCTGGCAGATTACTTATATAACAATCCGAACGAAATACTAGAGTATGACAATTTAAAAATTAGAAACGTAAATGTAGAGGTGGAATAAATGGCGGGCATAAATACGAAAGTGAGAATAGACGGTAAGTTGATGACGCTTATTGATGCATCTGATAAATACGACATCAAAGTATCGACATTGATTACTAGGTACGACAGAGGAGCGAGGGGGAAAGACTTAATACAAAATGTAATAAAGCCTAAGAAAGTAAAGGTTGACGGTAAGATGATGACTGTTGGTGAAGTGGCTAAAAAGTACAACCTAAGTGAAGGGGCAATTAATGGCAGGATAGCAAAAGGGCTAACGGGCGATGCGCTTATTGCGCCACCACAAGGAAAGAAAATGTTTAGAGACGACGGAAGAATCACACAAGAGGAAAGACGCATACTGTCAGAAATTGACGCTAGACATGAGCAAGAACTGCGAGACAAGAGAAAAGCAGAAAAGAATGAGGAAGAACGTCAACGTCTAGCAATGATTGAGAAATATAAGCGACGTGATCCGTACTGGTTTGATGTCACTTATAACCAAATGTTCAAGAAGTGGCAGGAAGTATAAATGCCTAAAACCGATAGCGCATGTAAAGAATACTTAAACCAATTTTTCGGCTCTAAGAGATATCTGTATCAAGATAACGAACGAGTGGCTCATATCCATGTAGTAAATGACACTTATTACTTTCACGGGCATATCGTACCAGGTTGGCAAGGCGTGAAAAAGACATTTGATACAGCGGAAGAGCTCGAAATATATATAAAGCAACATGGTTTGGAATACGAGGAACAGAAGCAACTAACTTTATTTTAGAGGAGATGGAAATGATGAATAACCGCGAACAAATTGAACAATCAGTTATCAGTGCTAGCGCATATAACGGTAATGATACAGAGGGATTGCTAAAAGAGATTGAGGACGTATATAAGAAAGCGCAAGCGTTCGATGAAATACTTGAGGGTTTACCTAATGCTATGCAAGATGCACTCAAAGAAGATATTTATCTTGATGAAGCAGTAGGGATTATGACGAGTCAAGTTGTCTATAAATATGAGGAGGCACAGGAAAATGACTAACACATTAACAATTGATCAGTTACAAGAGTTATTACAAATACAAAAGGAGTTCGACGATAGAATACCAACGCTGAACTTACGAGATAGCAAAATAGCATATGTGGTTGAATTCTTTGAATGGTTTAACACATTGGAAACGTTCAAGAATTGGAAGAAGAAACCAGGTAAACCGTTAGACGTACAGCTAGACGAGTTAGCAGACATGTTAGCGTTTGGATTGAGTATTGCTAATCAACAAGCAGATAACATGGAAGAAATTTTGGGTTATTTAGATGACGGAGATTTTAACGACTATATAGAACGAGTTGAAATCGATTTTAACGATAGTGATGTAGTAGATGAATTTATGTCAACTATAGATGAAATGTATGAAAGTCCATATAGTAGCAACTTATTTTTACCGTTTGCATTAGCGAACAACTACTACACTATCGATCAACTCATTGACGCATACAAAAAGAAAATGAAAAGGAACCACGAAAGACAAGATGGAACAGCAGACGCAGGGAAAGGATACGTATAAAGACATCTTAGATCGAGTCAAGGAGGTTTTGGGGAAGTGAGAGAACGCACTAAAATTATATATCGTGGTTGGAACAAGGAGATATTTATTTTACAGGGTAAAAATATGAATGTTATTGGTTTGCGCCAAATATTTGATGAACTCAAAAGATTGTACGAAGGTTATAAAATCGTTGTTATTCCAATAGAAGTTGATTTTGAAATCAAATAAATAGGAGTGATGAGAAGTGACACAATACTTAGTCACAACATTCAAAGATTCAACAGGACGACCACATGAACATATTACTGTGGCTAGAGATAATCAGACGTTTACAGTTGTTGAGGCAGAGAGTAAAGAAGAAGCAAAAGAGAAGTACGAGGCACAAGTTAAAAGAGATGCAGTTATTAAATTAGGTCAGTTGTTTGAAAATATAAGGGAGTGTGGGAAATGAATCAGCTGAGAATTTTATTACATGACGGTAGTAGTTTGATATTACATGAAGATGAATTATTTAACGAAATAGTATTTGTTTTGGATGATTTTAGAAATGATGATGACTATTTAACGATAGAAAAAGATTATGGCAGAGAACTTGTATTGAACAAAGGTTATATAGTTGGGATTAATGTTGAGGAGGCAGACGATGATTAACATACCTAAAATGAAATTCCCGAAAAAGTACACTGAAATAATCAAAAAATATAAAAATAAAACACCTGAAGAAAAAGCTAAGATTGAAGATGATTTCATTAAAGAAATTAATGATAAAGACAGTGAATTTTACAGTCCTATGATGGCTAATATGAATGAACATGAATTAAGGGCTATGTTAAGAATGATGCCTAGTTTAATTGATACTGGAGATGGCAATGATGATTAAAAAACTTAAAAATATGGATTGGTTCGATATCTTTATTGCTGGAATACTGCGATTATTCGGCGTAATCGCACTGATGCTTGTTGTCATATCGCCTATATACACAGTGGCTAGTTACCAACACAAAGAAGTACATCAAGGAACTATTACAGATAAATATAACAAGAGACAAGATAAAGAAGACAAGTTCTATATTGTATTAGACAACAAACAAGTCATTGAAAATTCTGATTTATTATTCAAAAAGAAGTTTGATAGCGCAGACATACAAGCTAGGTTAAAAGTAGGCGACAAAGTAGAAGTTAAGACGATTGGATATAGAATACACTTTTTAAATTTATATCCGGTCTTATACGAAGTAAAGAAGGTAGATAAAAAATGATTAAACAAATAGTAAGACTATTATTCTTACTAGCAATGTATGAGCTAGGTAAGTATGTAACTGAGCAAGTATATATTATGATGACGGCTAATGATGATGTAGAGGCGCCGAGTGACTTCGCAAAGTTGAGCGATCAGTGTGATTTGATGAGGGCGGAGGTGTCAGAGTAGATGATGTGGTTAGTCATAGCAATTATATTACTAGTCATCTTATTGTTTGGTGTGATGTTGCAAGCTGAACAGTTAAAAGGCGATGTGAAAGTTAAAGAGCGAGAGATAGAGATATTAAGAAGTAGATTGAGACACTTTGAAGATTAACGGGGGTTAAACGAATGAGTTTGAGAAAATCAACGCAAAGATATTTAGAAAGTGAATTAAGCAATTACAACTACTTCGATAAAGATATAGCGCGTGTAAGAGATGAAGTTTTAAACCCGTGGAGTCAACAAGATACTAATATCGGTGGAGATAGGGTGCAAAGCAATGTAAGTGTAACTGAAATAAAAGCTATTAGAGTTGTTAATGATAGAAGATTATCGCAATTGGCCAGAATGAAATCAGCTATAGAGGTTGTGTATAATCACAGCACTGTAGAGACTCAAAAACTTATGGAACTTTATTATTTCAAAAAACCTAGAACATTAAATCTAACTGGTGTGGCACAAGAAATAAATGTAAGTAAATCTACCGCTTATGATATGAGGAAAGATATACTAGTTAGGTTAGCAGATGAATTAGGAATAATACATTAAGTTTGGAAAAAGTCTGGAAAAATAACGTCACTTTCGGTGTTAATATGATAGCGTAAGATATTGACTATCTTACTGCGTTTCCCTTATCGCAATTAGGAATAAAGGATCTATGTGGGTTGGCTGATTATAGCCAATCCCTTTTTTTATTTTAAAAAGCGTATAGCGCGAGAGTTGGTGGTAAATGAAATGAACGAAAAACAAAAGAGATTCGCAGATGAATATATAATGAATGGATGTAATGGTAAAAAAGCAGCAATTTCAGCAGGTTATAGTAAGAAAACAGCAGAGTCTTTAGCAAGTCGATTGTTAAGAAATGTTAATGTTTCGGAATATATTAAAGAACGATTAGAACAGATACAAGAAGAGCGTTTAATGAGCATTACAGAAGCTTTAGCGTTATCTGCTTCTATTGCTAGAGGAGAACCTCAAGAGGCTTACAGTAAGAAATATGACCATCTAAACAATGAAGTGGAAAAAGAGGTTACTTACACAATCACACCAACTTTTGAAGAGCGTCAGAGATCTATTGACCACATACTAAAAGTTCACGGTGCGTATATCGATAAAAAAGAAATTACTCAGAAGAATATTGAGATTAATATTGGTGAGTACGATGACGAAAGTTAAATTAAACTTTAACAAACCATCTAATGTTTTCAACAGAAACATATTCGAAATACTAACCAATTACGATAACTTCACTGAAGTACATTACGGTGGAGGTTCGAGCGGTAAGTCTCACGGCGTTATACAAAAAGTTGTTCTCAAAGCTTTGAAAGACTGGAAATATCCTAGACGTATACTGTGGCTTAGAAAAGTACAATCAACAATTAAAGATAGTTTGTTCGAAGATGTCAAAGATTGTTTGATAAACTTCGGTATTTGGGACATGTGCCTTTGGAATAAGACTGATAACAAAGTTGAATTGCCAAACGGCGCAGTTTTTTTGTTTAAAGGATTAGATAACCCAGAGAAAATAAAGTCGATAAAAGGCATATCAGACATAGTAATGGAAGAGGCTTCTGAATTCACACTAAATGATTACACGCAATTAACGTTGCGTTTGAGGGAGCGTAAACACGTGAATAAACAAATTTTTCTAATGTTTAACCCAGTATCTAAATTGAATTGGGTTTATAAGTATTTCTTTGAACATGGTGAACCAATGGAAAATGTCATGATTAGACAATCTAGTTATCGGGATAATAAGTTTCTTGATGAAATGACACGTCAAAACTTAGAGTTGTTAGCAAATCGTAATCCAGCATATTACAAAATTTATGCGTTAGGCGAATTTGCTACACTAGACAAATTGGTTTTCCCTAAGTATGAAAAACGTTTAATAAATAAAGATGAGTTAAGACATTTACCTTCTTATTTTGGATTGGACTTTGGCTACGTTAATGATCCTAGTGCTTTTATACATTCTAAAATAGATGTAAAGAATAAGAAATTATACATCATTGAAGAGTATGTTAAACAAGGTATGCTGAATGATGAAATAGCTAATGTCATAAAGCAACTTGGTTATGCTAAAGAAGAAATTACAGCAGATAGTGCAGAACAAAAAAGTATAGCTGAATTAAGGAATCTAGGGCTTAAAAGGATTTTACCAACCAAAAAAGGGAAGGGTTCGGTTGTACAAGGGTTACAATTCTTAATGCAATTTGAAATCATTGTTGATGAACGTTGTTTCAAGACTATTGAAGAGTTTGACAACTACACATGGCAAAAGGACAAAGATACAGGCGAATATACCAATGAACCAGTAGATACATACAATCATTGTATCGATTCGTTGCGTTATTCAGTGGAACGATTCTACAGACCGGTTAGAAAACGCACAAATGTCAGTTCGAAAGTTGACACAATAAAATCACTAGGATTATAGGAGGGAACAAATGTTAAAAGTAAACGAATTTGAAACAGATACAGATCTACGGGGAAACATGAATTACTTATTTAATGATGAAGCCAATGTTGTTTACACATATGACGGGACGGAATCCGATTTATTACAAAACGTTAATGAAGTAAGTAAATACATTGAACATCACATGGATTACCAACGACCTAGATTGAAAGTGTTAAGTGATTATTACGAAGGTAAAACTAAGAACTTAGTTGAGTTAACACGACGCAAAGAAGAGTACATGGCAGACAACCGTGTAGCTCATGATTACGCATCTTATATTAGCGATTTTATTAACGGTTATTTCTTAGGTAATCCAATTCAATACCAAGATGATGACAAAGATGTATTAGAAGCTATTGAGGCGTTCAATGATTTGAATGATGTTGAGTCACACAATAGATCTTTAGGATTAGATTTGTCAATTTATGGTAAAGCTTATGAGTTGATGATTAGAAATCAAGATGATGAAACGCGTTTATACAAGAGTGATGCGATGAGCACTTTTATCATATATGACAACACAGTTGAACGTAACAGTATCGCAGGCGTTAGATATTTAAGAACTAAACCAATAGACAAGACCGACGAAGATGAAGTGTTTACTGTTGATTTATTCACTTCACACGGTGTTTATAGATATCTTACCAATAGAACAAATGGATTGAAGCTCACACCACGTGAAAACAGTTTTGAATCTCACTCATTTGAACGCATGCCTATTACAGAATTTAGCAATAACGAAAGAAGAAAAGGGGATTACGAGAAAGTAATCACTTTAATTGATTTGTATGATAATGCTGAATCAGATACAGCTAACTATATGAGTGATTTAAATGACGCTATGTTACTTATTAAAGGTAATTTAAATTTAGATCCTGTAGAAGTTAGAAAACAAAAGGAAGCTAACGTGTTGTTTTTAGAACCGACTGTTTATGCTGATAGCGAAGGTAGAGAAACAGAAGGTTCAGTTGACGGTGGTTATATTTATAAGCAATACGATGTACAAGGTACCGAAGCTTATAAAGACCGTTTGAACAGTGATATACACATGTTTACCAACACGCCTAACATGAAAGATGATAACTTTAGTGGCACTCAATCGGGCGAGGCAATGAAATATAAATTGTTCGGATTAGAACAACGTACTAAAACTAAAGAAGGATTGTTCACTAAAGGGTTAAGACGTCGTGCTAAGTTGTTAGAGACAATACTTAAAAATACACGGTCGATTGACGCTAACAAAGATTTCAATACTGTTAGATACGTATACAACAGAAACTTACCTAAATCATTAATCGAAGAATTAAAAGCTTATATTGATTCTGGCGGGAAGATTAGTCAAACAACTTTAATGTCTCTATTCTCGTTCTTCCAAGACCCTGAATTAGAAGTTAAGAAAATCGAAGAAGACGAGAAAGAATCTATTAAAAAGGCTCAAAAGAATATGTATCAAGACCCTAGAGACATCAATGACGATGAACAAGACAATAACACAAAAGATTCTGTTGATAAAAAGGAATGATTGTAATTGCCTAACAAAAACACTCAAGAATATTGGGAAGAACGCGGACGTAAAGCAATCGAGAATGAGTTGAAGCGGGATAAAAGTAAAGCCGAAGAAATAGAACGTATATTGAATATGATGATTAAGCGCATTGAAAAAGAAATCAATGCGTTTATTGTTAAGTACGGAGATTTTGCAGGCGTTACATTACAAGAAGCGCAAAAGATTATTGATGAGTTCGATGTAAAAGCGTTTCAAGAAGAAGCAAAAAGATTGGTCGAAAACAAGGACTTTAGCGATAGAGCAAATGAAGAATTAAAGAAGTATAACACTAAGATGTATGTATCTAGAGAACAGATGTTAAAGATTCAAATAGAATTCTTAATTGCTTATGCAACAGCTCAAACAGAATTATCGATGAGGGAATATTTCGAAACAACAGCTTATCGTGTGTTCAGTGATCAAGCGGGTATTTTAGGTGAAGGTGTACAAGTAGCTAAAGAAGTTATAGATACAATCGTTGATACACAATTTCATGGTGTCGTTTGGTCAGAGCGATTATGGACTAATACTGAAGCGATGAAACAAGAAGTAGAAGAAATAATTGCTAATGTGGTTATTAGAGGTCGACATCCTAATGAATACGTTAAAGATATGCGTAAACACTTAAATAAATTCGAAGGCACAGCAAGACAAAAGACTGCAGCAATTAAATCATTGCTTTATACGGAATCGGCACGTGTTCACGCACAATCAAGTATTGACAGCATGAAAGAAATTTCACCGGAAGGATATTATATGTATATTGCAAAAATTGATAGTAGAACAACTAAAGTATGCAAGGGGCTTAATGGAGAAATATTCAAAGTTAAAGACGCTAAAATTGGTGTTAATTTCTACCCTATGCATATCAATTGTCGTTCAGATTGTGCATTACTACCTAAATCTATGTGGCCGAAAAAACCAAACAAGAAACGAAAAACAAAATACTTCGGAGGAAAAGTGAAAAGCGATGATTGATTTAAAAGTAAAGGTTTTTAAAGGCAAGTTAGCATTGTATGATAGTAAATTAAGTGTTTGGAGGATATTGGTATGAGCAATACTGACAAATACCTTAGAGACATAGCAAGAGAGTTAAAAGGTATACGTAAAGAGTTACAAAAGCGAAACGAAACAGTCATTATTGATGCAAACTTAGACAGTGTAAGGTCGGCAGTATTAGCCGATAAAGAAAAATCGAAATATAATGAACTTCTCTTTTAATAGCTAGCACTTAATTGTGTTGGCTATTTTTTATGTCCAAAACGTGCTGATGACATAAAAAGCACGCATGGAAAAACAGTCGACAGACTATAAATGGAGGTATATCTCATGGAAGAAAATAAACTTAAGTTTAATTTGCAATTTTTTGCAGACCAATCAGATGATCCGGACGAACCAGGCGGAGATGGTAAAAAAGGAAATCCTGATAAGAAAGAAAATGACGAAGGTACTGAAATAACCTTCACGCCAGAGCAACAAAAGAAAGTTGATGAAATACTTGAACGTCGTGTAGCCCACGAAAAGAAAAAAGCTGATGAGTACGCAAAAGAAAAAGCAGCAGAAGCTGCTAAAGAAGCTGCTAAATTAGCGAAAATGAACAAGGATCAAAAAGATGAATATGAACGCGAACAAATGGAAAAAGAGCTGGAACAATTACGCTCAGAAAAACAATTAAATGAAATGCGTTCAGAAGCAAGGAAAATGTTAAGCGAAGCGGAAGTTGATTCATCAGATGAGGTTGTTAATTTAGTTGTAACAGATACTGCTGAACAAACTAAATTGAATGTTGAAGCTTTTTCTAATGCAGTAAAAAAAGCGGTTAATGAAGCGGTTAAGATTAACGCTAGACAATCGCCATTGACTGGTGGAGATTCATTTAATCACTCGACTAAAAATAAACCGCAAAACTTAGCTGAAATAGCTAGACAAAAAAGAATTATTAAAAATTAACGGAGGCATTTAAATGGAACAAACACAAAAATTAAAATTAAATTTGCAACATTTTGCAAGTAACAATGTTAAACCACAAGTATTTAACCCTGATAATGTAATGATGCACGAAAAGAAAGATGGCACGTTGATGAATGAATTCACAACGCCCATCTTACAAGAGGTTATGGAAAACTCTAAAATTATGCAATTAGGTAAGTACGAACCAATGGAAGGTACTGAGAAGAAGTTTACTTTTTGGGCTGATAAACCAGGTGCTTACTGGGTAGGTGAAGGTCAAAAAATCGAAACATCTAAAGCTACATGGGTTAATGCTACTATGAGAGCGTTTAAATTAGGGGTTATCTTACCTGTAACAAAAGAGTTTTTGAATTACACTTATTCACAATTCTTTGAAGAAATGAAGCCTATGATTGCTGAAGCATTCTATAAAAAGTTTGATGAAGCGGGTATTTTGAATCAAGGTAACAATCCATTCGGTAAATCAATTGCACAATCAATTGAAAAAACTAATAAGGTTATTAAAGGTGACTTCACACAAGATAACATTATTGATTTAGAGGCATTACTTGAAGATGACGAATTAGAAGCAAATGCGTTTATCTCAAAAACACAAAACAGAAGCTTGTTACGTAAAATTGTAGATCCTGAAACGAAAGAACGTATTTATGACCGTAACAGTGATACGTTAGATGGTCTACCTGTGGTTAACCTTAAATCAAGCAACTTAAAACGTGGTGAGTTAATCACTGGTGATTTCGATAAGTTGATTTACGGTATCCCTCAATTAATCGAATACAAAATCGATGAAACCGCACAATTATCTACAGTTAAAAACGAAGATGGCACACCTGTAAACTTGTTTGAACAAGACATGGTGGCATTACGTGCAACTATGCATGTAGCATTGCATATCGCTGATGATAAAGCGTTTGCTAAGTTAGTTCCTGCTGACAAAAGAACAGATTCAGTTCCAGGAGAAGTTTAATAAATAATTAGGAGTGGTAACATGCCCGAAATCATTGGAATTGTTAAAGTAGATTTTACAGATTTAGAAGATAACAGACATGTCTATATGAAAGGGCATGTCTACCCTCGCAAAGGTTATGATCCTACAGATGAACGTATCAAAGCTTTAGCTAGTGTTGAAAATAAACGCAACGAACAAATGATTTACATTGTAAATGACAAATTAACCAAAAAAGAACTTGTCGAAATAGCAAGTGTTGCTGGCTTACAAGTTGATGAAAAACAAACAAAAGCTGAAATTATCAATGCTTTTGAGTCACTAGAGTAGGTGGTTATATGACTACGCTAGCTGATGTAAAAAAACGTATTGGTCTTAAAGATGAAAAGCAAGATGAACAATTAGAGGAAATTATAAAAAGTTGTGAAAGCCAGTTGTTATCAATGTTACCTATTGAAGTTGAACAAATACCGGAAAGGTTTAGTTACATGATTAAAGAAGTTGCAGTTAAACGCTACAACAGGATTGGTGCTGAAGGTATGACATCAGAAGCGGTTGACGGACGTAGCAATGCGTATGAATTGAACGATTTCAAGGAGTATGAAGCTATTATTGATAATTACTTTAATGCTAGAACGAGAACTAAAAAAGGAAGGGCTGTGTTCTTTTGAGATATGAAGATAGAGCTGTTTTTCAATTAGAACAAGTAGCAACTTACAATCCTAAAACTAGCAAAAAAGAAAACACGCTAATCACTTATGATGCGATACCATGCAATATTAATCCTATTTCTAGAACAAGAAAGCAACTTGAATTTGGCGATTTAAAAAACGATGTAAGTGTCCTGAGGATAAAAGAATCCATATCTTCCCCTGTTAGCCACGTGTTAATTAATGGTATTCGCTACAAGATAGTTGATACAAGGACATACAGACACGAAACGTCATATTATATCGAAGAGGTCAATTGATGAATATAGACGGATTAGACGCGCTGTTAAACCAATTTCACGATATGAAAAACAATATTGATGATGATGTAGATGATATTTTACAGGAAAACGCCAAAGAATATGTAGTACGAGCTAAATTGAAAGCTAGAAAAGTAATGAATAAGGGTTATTGGACTGGTAATTTATCACGCAATATCAGATATAAAAAAACTGGCGATTTGCAATACACTATCACATCGCATGCAGCTTATAGTGGTTTCTTAGAATTTGGTACTCGATACATGGAGGCAGAACCTTTTATGTGGCCGGTATACGAAGTGATTAGAAAATCAACTGTAGAAGAATTGAAGGCGTTGTTTGAATAGGAGATAAAAGTATGACACCGAACCTACAACTTTATAATAAAGCGTATGAAACGCTACAAGGATATGGATTCCCTGTTATTTCTCGTAAAGAGATGCAACAAGAGATTCCGTATCCTTTTTTTGTCATAAAAATGCCGGAGTCAAATAGAAGTAAGTACACGTTTGATAGTTATTCTGGCGATACGAATTTAGTTATTGATATTTGGAGTGTAAGCGATGATTTAGGACATCATGACGGACTTGTTAAAAGGTGTATCGATGATTTAACACCTAGCGTTAAAACAAACGATTATGATTTTGAAGAAGATGATACTAACATCGCACAGTTAGTCGATGATACTACTAATCAAGAATTGCTACACACATCAATAACGATATCTTACAAAACATTTTAAAAAACGGAGGAATATTGAATGGCGAATATGAAAAATAGTAATGACCGTATTATTTTGTTTAGAAAAGCTGGCGAAAAAGTAGATGCTACTAAAATGCTTTTTTTAACTGAATACGGCTTATCACATGAAGCTGATACAGATACAGAGGATACGATGGATGGGTCTTATAACACTGGTGGTTCAGTTGAATCAACAATGTCTGGTACTGCTAAAATGTTTTATGGTGACGATTTTGCAGATGAAATTGAAGATGCAGTTGTAGATCGCGTATTGTATGAGGCTTGGGAAGTTGAAAGTAGAATACCAGGCAAAAATGGAGATGCTACTAAATTTAAAGCGAAATATTTCCAAGGTTTCCACAATAAATTTGAATTAAAAGCAGAAGCTAACGGTATTGATGAATATGAATATGAATATGGAGTGAATGGTCGTTTCCAACGTGGATTTGCAACACTACCTGAGGCTGTAACAAAGAAACTTAAGGCGACTGGATACAGATTCCATGACACTACAAAAGCAGATGCGTTAACTGACGAAGATTTAACAGCAATTCCACAACCTAAGGTAGATTCATCAACGGTTACACCAGGAGAGGTATAAAAATAGGGCGTTAAGCCCTATTTATTTTGTTTAAATTAATCATGAATGGAGATTTTAAGTTATGAATGTAGAAATTAACGGAAAGTCATTAGAATTAAGTTTTGGTTTTAAATTTTTAAGAGAAATCGATAACCGATTAGGTTTAAAAGTTGAGCAAGCTTCTATCGGTCAAGGTGTATCAATGTTGCCTGTAGGTTTAGAGAGTGGAAATCCTGTTGTGATTGGCGAAGTTTTAATTGCAGCTACATCTCACTTGAAAAAACAAGCAATTACTATTAATAACATTGATGAAGCACTAGATGAAATCGCAGAAAATATTGGACTAGAAGAATTTGGTTCGGATATTTTAACGGAGTTGGGAAAGCGACCTATGACCCGAAACCTAGTCGAAGTAGTGGAAGCGGAAGAGAAACCAGTGGAAGCGTAATAACTTACGACAGAATCGTTATCACTTGTATGTCAACACTTGGTATTACAGATTTAAATGTTATTGAGCAAATGACATTAACAGAATATAACTATCGAATGTATGCGAAAGAGTATGAAATGCTAACCCAAGAATTCGAACGTTACAAACTTGCGTTTGCTATTCGTGATGCTGCAGCTACTAAAAATGTTGGGACAGAAAATAAACCTAAAGAAGAATATGTTTTTAACAACGCAAACGACGTATTGCCTTATGAAGAAAATATCCAACGGCTTAACGAAGGTAAAGATATAAGATTTAGTAGCGAACGTGATGAATACGAACCACAAAATAATGAATTCTTTAAAGTTATAGCAGAATTTAATAAGCAATAGAAAGAGAGGTGTTAATGTGACGGAATATAAAATTAAAGCGACTATTGAAGCTAGTGTAGCCAAATTCAAAAGGCAAATTGATAGTGCGGTTAAGTCTGTGCAAAGATTTAAACGAGTAGCAGATCAAACTAAAGATGTCGAATTAAATGCTGATGATAAAAAATTACAAAAAACTATCAAAGTTGCTAAAAAGTCTTTAGATGCCTTTAGTAACAAAAAAGTAAAAGCTAAATTAGATGCTAGTATACAAGACTTGCAACAAAAGGTACTAGAATCGAATTTTGAACTAGACAAACTAAACTCTAAAGAAGTTACTCCAGAGATTAAATTACAAAAACAAAAATTGACTAAAGATATCGCTGAAGCAGAAGCTAAGTTATCCGAACTAGAAAAGAAGCGTGTCAATATTGACATCAATGCAGATAACAGTAAATTCAATCGAGTGTTAAAAGTATCTAAAGCTAGTCTTGAAGCATTAAATAGGTCTAAAGCCAAAGCTATTATAGACGTGGACAATGGTGTTGCTAACTCTAAAATAAAACGCACTAAAGAAGAACTTAAAAGTATTCCAAACAAAACTAGATCTCGACTACATGTAGATACAGGACTTTCTATACCAACTATTTATGCGTTTAAAAAATCATTAGACGCATTGCCAAACAAAAAAACAACGAAGGTAGATGTCGATACTAATGGTTTAAAGAAAGCTTATGCCTACATAATAAAAGCAAACGACAATTTCCAAAGACAAATGGGGAATTTAGCTAATATGTTTCGTGTGTTCGGCACTGTAGGTTCTAATATGGTTGGTGGATTACTTACATCATCTTTTAGTATCTTAATACCTGTAATAGCGAGCGTAGTACCTGTAGTATTTGCGCTATTAAACGCTATCAAAGTGTTAACTGGCGGTGTACTTGCTTTAGGTGGTGCTGTAGCAATAGCTGGTGCTGGCTTTGTAGCATTTGGCGCAATGGCTATCAGCGCTATAAAGATGCTTAGTGACGGCACTTTACAAGCTAGCTCAGCAACAAACGAATACAAAAAAGCTTTAGATGGCGTAAAGTCAGCATGGACTGATATTATAAAGCAAAATCAATCCGCTATCTTCACAACTCTTGCAAATGGTTTAAATACTGTTAAAACAGCAATGCAGAGCTTGCAACCGTTTTTTAGTGGTATTTCAAGAGGAATGGAAGAGGCGTCTCAAAGTGTACTTAAATGGGCTCAAAATAGCGGTGTAGCATCAAGGTTCTTCAACATGATGAATACAACTGGTGTTTCGGTATTTAACAAGCTATTAAGTGCTGCAGGCGGTTTCGGTGACGGATTAGTCAATGTGTTCACGCAATTAGCACCACTGTTTCAATGGTCGGCTGATTGGTTGGATAGATTAGGTCAATCTTTCTCTAACTGGGCTAATAGTGCAGCTGGAGAAAATTCGATAACTCGTTTTATTGAATACACAAAAACAAACTTACCTATCATTGGTAATATTTTCAAAAATGTTTTCGTTGGAATTAACAATTTGATGAATGCATTCAGTGGATCATCAACTGGAATCTTCCAATCTCTTGAACAAATGACGGTTAAGTTTAGAGAATGGTCTGAACAAGTCGGTCAATCTCAAGGTTTTAAAGACTTTGTCAGTTATATACAAACAAATGGACCACTAATAATGCAATTGATTGGAAACATCGCAAGAGGATTAGTTGCATTCGCAACAGCGATGGCTCCTATAGCTAGTGCAGTATTACGCGTTGCAGTAGCAATAACTGGTTGGATAGCTAACTTGTTTGAGGCGCATCCGGCTACAGCACAATTAGTTGGTGTCATTATAACTTTAGTTGGTGCATTTAGATTTTTAATTGCTCCAATATTAGCGGTAATGGATTTTCTGGGGCCATTAGCAGCAAGATTAGTCGCATTAGTAACTAAGTTTGGTTGGGCTAAAACAGGAACTTTAGTATTAAGTAAGGCAATGACATCATTAAAAGGTCCAATAAAATTAGTTACAGCTATATTCCAATTGTTATTCGGTAAGATTGGATTAATTAGAAATGCTATCACAGGACTAGTAACTGTGTTTGGTATTTTAGGTGGTCCAATAACAATAGTTATTGGTGTAATCGCTGCATTAATAGCTATATTCGTTTTATTGTGGAATAAAAATGAAGGATTCAGAAACTTTATTATAAATGCTTGGAATGCGATAAAAACGTTTATGGTTACAGTTTGGAATGTGTTGAAAACTGTAGCTTCGGTTGTATGGAATGCTATTTTAAAAGCTATCACTACAGCAGTAACTAATGTATACAATTTTATAATGATTATTTGGAATCAAATAGTCGCTTATTTACAAGGGTTATGGAATGGAATTATCGCTATTGCAACAACGGTATGGAACCTTTTAGTTACAATCATCACAACTGTTTTCACGACGATAATGACAATAGTTATGACGATATGGACAGCTATTTGGACATTCTTAAGTACAATCTGGAACACGATAATTACAATCGCTACTACGATTTGGAATTTGTTAGTCACTGTAATAACTACAGTATTTACCACAATTATGACTATCGCAATGACAATTTGGAACGCTATTTGGACGTTCTTACAAACGTTGTGGAACACTATAGTTACTGTGGCAACTAAGGTTTGGAACGCTATCACTACAGCTATATCTACTGCATTACAAGCGGCATGGAGTTTTATTTCTAATATATGGAATACGATTTGGAGTTTCTTATCTAGTATATTAACGACAATTTGGAATAAAGTTGTAAGCATATTCACACAAGTTGTATCAACTATATCAGACAAAATGTCTCAAGCTTGGAACTTCATTGTCACTAAAGGTATGCAATGGGTATCTACTATAACAAGTACGCTAATTAACTTTGTTAATAGAGTTGTTCAAGGATTCGTTAATGTTGTAAACAAAGTTAGTCAAGGTATGACAAACGCAGTAAATAAAGTTAAAAGCTTTGTGGATGACTTTGTATCAGCAGGTGCTGATATGATCCGTGGTTTGATGAGAGGTATTGGTAATATGGCTAGAGACTTAGCTGAAAAAGCAGCTAGTGTAGCAAAAGGTGCTTTAAATGCAGCCAAAAGAGCGCTAGGTATTCACTCACCTTCACGTGAATTCATGGATGTTGGTATGTATTCAATGTTAGGTTTCGTTAAAGGTATAGATAATCATTCAAGTAAAGTTATCCGTAATGTTTCTAATGTTGCAGATAAAGTAGTTGATGCATTTCAACCTACATTAAACGCACCTGACATTTCTAGTATTACAGGAAACTTAAGTAATTTAGGTGGAAATATAAATGCGCAAGTACAACACACACATTCTATTGAAACATCACCGAACATGAAAACTGTTAAAGTTGAATTCGATGTCAATAACGATGCGCTTACTAGTATTGTTAACGGCAGAAATGCTAAACGCAATTCTGAGTATTACTTATAAAGGAGGTTACAAATGGACATAGAATTAACAAAAAAAGATGGTACTGTAATCAAATTAAGTGAATACGGGTTTATCGTTAACGATATAGTAATTGATAGCATGCAAATCAACACAAAGTATCAAGACAAAGAAAATATGAACGGTCGTATATTAATGGGGAGCAATTATATCAGTAGAGATATAGTTGTTCCTTGTTTTTGTAAAGTTAAAAATCGTTCAGACATTGCTTATATGCGAGATATGTTGTATTCGTTAACGACAGACATAGAACCTATGTATTTGCGAGAAATCAGAAGAAAAGAAGAGTTGAATTACAGGTTTACTCAACCAACTTCTGATGATTACGTGAAATTAGATAAAAACAACTTCCCGGATTACGAATATTCAAGACACGATCAACAAATTTATGTAAATGGTAAACAGTATAAAGTTATTTTTAACGGAGTTATAAACCCTAAACAAAAAGGTAATAAAGTTTCTTTTGAACTAAAATTCGAAACTACAGAATTACCATACGGTGAAAGTATTGGAACAAGCCTAGAGTTAGAAGAAAACAAAAAGGTTGGATTGTGGTCGTTTGATTTTAATATTGATTGGCATGCAGGCGGAGACAAAAGAAAGTATACATTTGAAAATTTGAGCAAAGGTACAGTTTACTATCACGGTAGTGCTCCTAACGACCAATTCAACATGTATAAAAAGATAACAATTATTTTAGGCGAAGATACAGAATCGTTTGTATGGAATTTAACGCATGCTGAAATAATGAAAATCGAAGGGATCAAACTAAAAGCTGGAGACAGAATTGTTTATGATAGCTTCCGAGTTTATAAAAACGGTGTTGAAATAAGTACCGAAACGAATATAGCCCAACCAAAATTTAAATACGGAGCTAATAAATTTGAGTTTAATCAAACGGTACAAAAAGTTCAGTTTGATTTGAAATTTTATTATAAGTAGGTGTCAGAATGACAATAACTATTAAACCACCTAAAGGTAATGGCGCACCTGTACCAGTAGAAACAACTTTAGTAAAAAAAGTTAATGCTGACGGTGTATTAACTTTTGATATTCTAGAAAATAAATATACTTATGAAGTTATTAACGCTATAGGGAAAAGATGGATTGTTAGTCATGTCGAAGGTGAAAACGACAAGAAAGAATATGTAATAACTGTCATTGATAGGAAATCAGAAGGCGACAGACAACTGGTTGAATGTACTGCTAGAGAGATTCCTATAGACAAGTTAATGATTGATAGGATTTATGTTAATGTAACAGGATCTTTTACAGTAGAAAGATATTTTAACATTGTGTTTCAAGGTACTGGAATGCTTTTTGAAGTCGAAGGTAAGGTTAAGTCTTCGAAGTTTGAAAATGGTGGTGAAGGCGACACAAGGTTAGAAATGTTTAAAAAGGGATTAGAACATTTCGGTTTAGAATATAAAATAACGTATGACAAAAAGAAAGACAGATATAAGTTTGTATTGACGCCTTTTGCAAATCAAAAAGCGTCTTATTTTATTTCTGACGAAGTCAACGCCAACGCTATAAAACTCGAGGAAGATGCAAGTGATTTCGCCACCTTCATTAGAGGATATGGTAATTATTCAGGAGAAGAAACATTCGAACACGCTGGGCTCGTAATGGAAGCTAGAAGTGCATTAGCTGAAATATACGGCGACATCCACGCAGAACCATTTAAAGATGGTAAAGTGACTGACCAAGAAACTATGGATAAAGAATTACAATCGAGATTGAAAAAGTCGTTAAAACAATCTTTGTCTTTGGACTTTTTGGTGTTAAGAGAATCATATCCAGAAGCAGACCCACAACCCGGAGACATAGTACAAATAAAATCTACCAAACTAGGTTTGAATGATTTAGTCCGTATAGTACAAGTTAAAACGATTAGGGGTATAAACAATGTAATTGTTAAGCAAGATGTAACGCTTGGTGAGTTTAATCGAGAACAACGATATATGAAAAAAGTTAATACTGCAGCTAACTATGTTTCTGGATTAAATGATATTAACCTTTCTAATCCTAGTAAAGCGGCAGAAAACTTGAAGTCTAAAGTAGCGTCAATAGCTAAATCAACACTCGATTTGATGAGTAGAACTGATTTGATTGAAGATAAACAACAGAAGGTAAGCTCTAAAACTGTGACTACATCTGACGGCACTATCGTTCATGATTTTATAGATAAATCAAACATTAAAGATGTAAAAACAATTGGAACGATTGGCGATTCTGTAGCTAGAGGATCACATGCGAAAACTAATTTCACAGAAATGTTAGGCAAGAAGTTAAAAGCTAAAACGACCAACCTTGCAAGAGGTGGCGCAACAATGGCAACAGTTCCAATAGGTAAAGAAGCGGTAGAAAACAGCATTTATAGACAAGCAGAGCAAATAAGAGGAGACCTAATCATATTACAAGGTACAGATGATGACTGGTTACATGGTTATTGGGCAGGCGTACCGATAGGCACTGATAAAACCGACACTAAAACGTTTTACGGCGCCTTTTGTTCTGCAATTGAAGTTATCAGGAAAAATAATCCAGCTTCAAAAATACTTGTAATGACAGCTACTAGGCAATGCCCTATGAGTGGTACAACGATACGCCGTAAAGATACGGACAAAAACAAACTAGGGTTAACTTTAGAGGATTATGTCAATGCTCAGATATTGGCTTGTAGTGAATTGGATGTACCAGTATATGATGCCTATCATACAGATTATTTTAAACCATATAATCCAGCGTTCAGAAAATCAAGTATGCCAGACGGATTGCATCCGAACGAGAGGGGTCATGAAGTTATTATGTACGAACTTATTAAAAATTATTACCAGTTTTACGGATAGAAAAGGAGGAAGACATGGATAACAAATTAATTACAGACTTAAGTAGAGTTTTCGATTACAGATATGTAGATGAAAATGAGTATAATTTCAAGCTTATTTCAGACATGCTGACTGATTTTAATTTCTCTCTTGAATACCATAGAAATAAAGAGGTATTTGCACATAATGGAGAGCAAATAAAGTATGAGCATTTAAATGTCACAAGTAGCGTCTCTGATTTTTTAACGTATCTAAACGGCCGTTTCAGCAATATGGTACTAGGTCATAACGGCGACGGTATCAACGAAGTAAAAGACGCGCGTGTTGATAATACTGGTTATGATCATAAGACATTGCAAGATCGTTTGTATCATGATTATTCAACACTAGATGCTTTCACTAAAAAGGTTGAGAAAGCTGTAGATGAAAACTATAAAGAATATCGAGCTACAGAATACCGATTCGAACCAAAAGAGCAAGAACCGGAATTCATCACAGATTTATCGCCATATACTAACGCAGTAATGCAATCATTTTGGGTAGACCCTAGAACGAAAATTATTTATATGACGCAAGCTCGTCCAGGTAATCATTACATGTTATCTAGATTGAAGCCCAACGGACAATTTATTGATAGATTGCTTGTTAAAAACGGCGGTCACGGTACACACAATGCGTATAGATACATTGATGGAGAATTATGGATTTATTCAGCTGTATTGGACAGTAACAAAAACAACAAGTTTGTACGTTTCCAATATAGAACTGGAGAAATAACTTATGGTAATGAAATGCAAGATGTCATGCCGAATATATTTAACGACAGATATACGTCAGCGATTTATAATCCGGTAGAAAATTTAATGATTTTTAGACGTGAATATAAACCCACTGAAAGACAACTTAAGAATTCGTTGAACTTTGTTGAGGTTAGAAGTGCTGACGATATTGATAAAGGTATAGACAAAGTATTGTATCAAATGGATATACCTATGGAATACACTTCAGATACACAACCTATGCAAGGTATCACTTATGATGCAGGTATCTTATATTGGTATACAGGTGATTCGAATACAGCCAACCCTAACTACTTACAAGGTTTCGATATAAAAACAAAAGAATTGTTATTTAAACGACGTATCGATATTGGCGGTGTGAATAATAACTTTAAAGGAGACTTCCAAGAAGCTGAGGGTCTAGATATGTATTACGATCTAGAAACAGGACGCAAAGCGCTTTTAATAGGGGTAACTATTGGACCTGGTAACAACAGACATCACTCAATTTATTCCATCGGCCAAAGAGGTGTTAACCAATTCTTAAAAAACATTGCACCTCAAGTATCGATGACTGATTCAGGCGGACGTGTTAAACCGTTACCAATACAGAACCCAGCATATCTAAGTGATATTACGGAAGTTGGTCATTACTATATCTATACGCAAGACACACAAAATGCGTTAGATTTCCCGTTACCGAAAGCGTTTAGAGATGCAGGTTGGTTCTTTGATGTACTGCCTGGACACTATAATGGTGCTCTAAGACAAGTACTTACCAGAAACAGCACAGGTAGAAATATGCTTAAATTCGAACGTGTCATTGACATTTTCAATAAGAAAAACAACGGAGCATGGAATTTCTGTCCGCAAAACGCCGGTTATTGGGAACATATCCCTAAGAGTATTACAAAATTATCAGATTTAAAAATCGTTGGTTTAGATTTCTATATCACTACTGAAGAATCAAACCGATTTACTGATTTTCCTAAAGACTTTAAAGGTATTGCAGGTTGGATATTAGAAGTAAAATCGAATACACCAGGTAACACAACACAAGTATTAAGACGTAATAACTTCCCGTCTGCACATCAATTTTTAGTTAGAAACTTTGGTACTGGTGGCGTTGGTAAATGGAGTTTATTCGAGGGAAAGGTGGTTGAATAATGGTAGTAGATAATTTTTCGAAAGATGATAACTTAATCGAGTTACAAACAACATCACAATATAATCCAATTATTGACACAAACATCAGTTTCTATGAATCAGATAGAGGAACTGGTGTTTTAAATTTTGCAGTAACTAAGAATAACAGACCGTTATCTATAAGTTCTGAACATGTTAAAACATCTATCGTGTTAAAAACCGATGATTATAACGTAGATAGAGGCGCTTATATTACAGACGAATTAACGATAGTAGACGCAATTAATGGGCGTTTGCAGTATGTGATACCGAATGAATTTTTAAAACATTCAGGCAAGGTGCATGCTCAGGCATTCTTTACACAAAACGGGAGTAATAATGTTGTTGTTGAACGTCAATTTAGCTTCAATATTGAAAATGATTTAGTTAGTGGGTTTGATGGTATAACAAAGCTTGTTTATATCAAATCTATTCAAGATACTATCGAAGCTGTCGGTAAAGACTTTAACCAATTAAAGCAAAATATGGCTGATACACAAACGTTAATAGCAAAAGTGAATGATAGTGCGACAAAAGGCATTCAACAAATCGAAATCAAGCAAAACGAAGCTATACAAGCTATTACTGCGACGCAAACTAGTGCAACACAAGCTGTTACAGCTGAAGTCGATAAAATAGTTGAAAAAGAGCAAGCGATTTTTGAACGTGTTAACGAAGTTGAACAACAAATCAATGGCGCTGACCTTGTTAAAGGTAATTCAACAACAAATTGGCAAAAGTCTAAACTTACAGATGATTACGGTAAAGCAATTGAATCGTATGAGCAGTCCATAGATAGCGTTTTAAGTGCAGTTAACACATCTAGGATTATTCATATTACTAATGCAACAGATGCGCCAGAAAAGACGGATATAGGCACGTTAGAGAAGCCTGGACAAGATGGTGTTGATGACGGTTCTTCGTTCGATGAATCAACTTATACATCAAGCAAATCTGGTGTGTTAGTTGTTTATGTTGTTGATAATAATACTGCTCGTGCAACATGGTACCCAGACGATTCAAACGATGAGTACACAAAATACAAAATCTACGGCACATGGTACCCGTTTTATAAAAAGAATGATGGAAACTTAACTAAGCAATTTGTTGAAGAAACGTCTAACAACGCTTTAAATCAAGCTAAGCAGTATGTAGATGATAAATTCGGAACAACGAGCTGGCAACAACATAAGATGACAGAGGCGAATGGTCAATCAATTCAAGTTAACTTAAATAATGCGCAAGGCGATTTGGGATATTTAACTGCTGGTAATTACTATGCAACAAGAGTGCCGGATTTACCAGGTAGCGTTGAAAGTTATGAGGGTTATTTATCGGTATTCGTTAAAGATGATACAAACAAGCTATTCAACTTCACACCTTATAACTCTAAAAAGATTTACACACGATCAATCACAAACGGCAGACTTGAGCAACAGTGGACAGTTCCTAATGAACATAAATCAACGGTATTGTTCGACGGTGGCGCAAATGGTGTAGGTACAACAATCAATCTAACTGAACCGTACACAAACTATTCTATTTTGTTGGTAAGTGGAACTTATCCAGGTGGCGTTATTGAGGGATTCGGACTAACCGCATTACCTAACGCGATTCAATTGAGTAAAGCGAATGTAGTTGACTCAGACGGCAACGGTGGCGGTATTTATGAGTGCTTACTATCAAAAACAAGTAGTACCACTTTAAGAATAGACAACGATGTGTATTTCGATTTAGGCAAAACATCAGGTTCTGGAACGAATGCCAACAAAGTTACTATAACTAAAATTATGGGGTGGAAATAATGAAAATCACAGTGAACGATAAAAACGAAGTTATCGGATACGTTAATACTGGCGGTTTACGCAATAGTTTAGATGTAGACGATAACAATGTGCCTATAAAATTCAAAGAAGAGTTCGAACCTAGAAAGTTCGTTTTCACTAACGGCGAAATTAAATACAACAGCAATTTCGAAAAAGAAGACGTACCGAATGCATCAAACCAACAAAGTGCGTCAGATTTAAGTGATGAGGAACTTCGCGGAATGGTTGCGAGTATGCAAATGCAGGTGGCACAAGTAAACGTATTAACAATGGAATTAGCTCAACAAAACGCTATGTTAACACAACAGTTGACTGAACTGAAAACTAACAAAACAAGTACTGAGGGGGACGTTTAATGATGAAGATGATTTATCCGACTTTTAAAGACATCAAAACTTTTTATGTTTGGGGTTACTATAAAAACGAGCAAATTAAGTGGTACGTAGACAAGGGTTTAATCGATAAAGAAGAATACGCTTTAATCACTGGAGAAAAATATCCAGAAACAAAAGATGAAAAGTCACAGGTGTAATGCTTGTGGCTTTTTAATTTGAATAAAGTGGGTGGCATAATGTTTGGATTTACCAAACGACATGAACAAGATTGGCGTTTAACGCGATTAGAAGAAAATGATAAGACTATGTTTGAAAAATTCGACAGAATAGAAGATAGTCTTAGAGCGCAAGAAAAGATTTATGACAAATTAGATAGAAATTTTGAAGAATTAAAGCGCGACAAGGTAGAAGATGAAAAGAATAAAGAAAAGAATGCCAAGAATATTAGAGACATAAAAATGTGGATTCTAGGTTTGATAGGGACTATCTTCAGTACGATTGTCATAGCTTTACTAAGAACTATTTTTGGTATTTAAAGGAGGTGATTACCATGCTTAAAGGGATTTTAGGATATAGCTTCTGGGCGTGCTTCTGGTTTGGTAAATGTAAATAACAGTTAAGAGTCAGTGCTTCGGCACTGGCTTTTTATTTTGATTGAAATGAGGTGCATACATGGGATTACCTAACCCAAAGACTAGAAAGCCTACAGCTAGTGAAGTAGTAGAGTGGGCGTTGTATATCGCTAAAAATAAAATAGCTATTGATGTACCTGGTTCTGGAATGGGAGCACAATGCTGGGATTTACCTAATTATTTACTCGATAAATATTGGGGATTTAGAACATGGGGAAATGCTGATGCTATGGCTCAGAAATCTAATTATAGAGGTAGAGATTTCAAGATAATTAGAAACACAAAAGATTTTATACCACAACCAGGCGACTGGGGTGTTTGGACTGGTGGTTGGGCAGGACACGTGAATATAGTAGTAGGACCATGCACAAAAGACTATTGGTATGGTGTAGACCAAAACTGGTATACAAACAATGCAACAGGAAGTCCGCCGTATAAAATCAAACACTCTTATCATGATGGACCAGGTGGAGGAGTTAAATATTTTGTTAGACCACCATATCATCCAGAGAAATCTACGCCGGCACCTAAACCCGAAGACGACAGTGATAATAACGAAAAAAATAATAAAAAAGTTCCAATTTGGAAAGATGTAACAACTATAAAGTACACAATTTCTAGCCAAGAAGTTAATTATCCAGAATATATTTATCACTTTATAGTAGAAGGTAATCGACGACTCGAAAAACCTAAAGGAATAATGATTAGAAACGCACAAACGATGAGCTCGGTAGAAAGTTTATATAACAGTAGGAAGAAATACAAACAGGATGTAGAATATCCCCACTTTTATGTTGACAGACATAATATTTGGGCACCTAGAAGAGCTGTATTTGAAGTTCCTAATGAACCTGATTATATAGTTATAGACGTATGTGAAGATTATAGTGCGAGTAAAAATGAATTTATTTTTAATGAGATTCACGCAATGGTTGTAGCTGTAGATATGATGGCCAAATATGAGATACCTCTAAGTATTGATAATTTAAAAGTAGACGATAGCATTTGGCGTTCGATGTTGGAACATGTTAATTGGAATATGATTGACAACGGTGATCCTCCTAAAGATAAATACGAAGCGTTAGAAAAGGCGTTACTTAATATATTTAAAAACAGAGAAAAATTATTGAATTCTATAACTAAACCAACAGTAACAAAATCTAGAATAAAAGTTATGGTAGATAATAAAAACGCTGATATAGCGAATGTAAGAGACTCATCACCAACAGCTAATAATGGTTCGGCATCTAAACAACCGCAGATTATAACTGAAACGAGCCCTTATACATTCAAACAAGCACTGGATAAACAAATGGCAAGAGGTAACCCGAAAAAATCTAATGCTTGGGGTTGGGCTAACGCTACACGAGCTCAAACGAGCTCGGCAATGAATGTTAAACGAATATGGGGAAGTAACACACAATGCTACCAAATGCTTAATTTAGGCAAGTATCAAGGTGTTTCAGTTAGCGCACTTAATAAGATACTTAAAGGTAAGGGGACATTGAATAATCAAGGTAAAGCGTTCGCAGAAGCTTGTAAAAAACACAACATTAATGAAATTTATTTAATCGCGCATGCTTTCTTAGAAAGTGGATATGGAACAAGTAACTTCGCTAACGGAAAAGATGGGGTATACAACTACTTCGGCATCGGCGCTTACGACAACAATCCTAACTACGCAATGACGTTTGCTAGGAATAAAGGTTGGACATCTCCAGCAAAAGCAATCATGGGCGGTGCTAGCTTCGTAAGAAAGGATTACATCAATAAAGGTCAAAACACGTTGTACCGAATTAGATGGAATCCTAAGAATCCAGCTACCCACCAATACGCTACTGCTATAGAGTGGTGCCAACATCAAGCAAGTACAATCGCTAAGTTATATAAACAAATCGGCTTAAAAGGTATCTACTTCACAAGGGATAAATATAAATAAAGAGGTGTATAAATGTACAAAATAAAAGATGTTGAAACGAGAATAAAAAATGATGGTGTTGACTTAGGTGACATTGGCTGTCGATTTTACACTGAAGATGAAAATACAGCATCTATAAGAATAGGTATCAATGACAAACAAGGTCGTATCGATCTAAAAGCGCATGGCTTAACACCTAGATTGCATTTGTTTATGGAAGATGGCTCTATATTCAAAAATGAGCCCCTTATTATCGACGATGTTGTAAAAGGGTTCCTTACCTACAAGATACCTAAAAAGGTTATCAAACACGCTGGTTATGTACGTTGTAAGCTGTTTTTAGAGAAAGAAGAAGAAAAAATACATGTCGCAAACTTTTCTTTCAATATCATTGATAGTGGTATTGAATCTGCTGTAGCAAAAGAAATCGATGTTAAATTGGTAGATGATGCTATTACGAGAATCTTAAAAGATAACGCGACAGATTTATTGAGCAAAGACTTTAAAGAGAAAATAGATAAAGATGTTATTTCTTACATCGAAAAGAATGAAAGTAGATTTAAAGGTGCGAAAGGTGATAAAGGCGAACCGGGACAACCTGGTGCAAAAGGTGATACAGGTAAAAAGGGAGAACAAGGCACACCCGGTAAAAACGGTACTGTAGTATCAATCAATCCTGACACTAAAATGTGGCAAATTGATGGTAAAGATACAGATATCAAAGCAGAACCTGAGTTATTGGACAAAATCAATATCGCAAATGTTGAAGGGTTAGAAAATAAATTGCAAGAAGTTGAAAAAATCAAAGATACAACTCTCAACGACTCTAAAACGTATACGGATTCAAAAATTGCTGAACTAGTTGATAGCGCGCCTGAATCTATGAATACATTAAGAGAATTAGCAGAAGCAATACAAAACAACTCTATTTCAGAAAGCGTATTGCAACAGATTGGCTCAAAAGTTAGTACAGAAGATTTTGAGGGATTCAAGCAATCATTAAACAGTTTGTATGCAGATAAAAATCATAGTCATACAATCAAACAGATTGAAGGATTAGAAAATGCTTTATCAAAAAAATCAGACATAAATCACAGTCATGATGAACGTTATCTTTTATCATCAAATGCTTTTACAAAAGAGGAAGCAGATAAACTTTATCAACCTATCGGTTCTTCGCAGCCGTCACTGAATATTTGGACAGGCAGTGAAACAGAATATAATTATTTGTATCAAAAAGACCCTAATACACTTTACTTAATTAAGGGGTGATTTTTATGGAAGGTAATTTTAAAAATGTAAAGAAGTTTATTTACGAAGGTGAAGAATATACAAAAGTATATGCTGGAAATATCCAAGTATGGAAAAAGCCTTCATCTTTTGTAATTAAACCCTTACCTAAAAATAAATATCCGGATAGCATAGAAGATTCAACAGCAAAATGGACAATAAATGGAGTTGAACCTAATAAAAGTTATCAGGTGACAATAGAAAATGTACGTAGCGGTATAATGAGGATTTCGCAAACTAATTTAGGGTCAAGTGAATTAGGAATATCAGGAGTCAATAGCGGAGTTGCAAGTAAAAATATCAACTTTAGTAATCCTTCAGGGACGTTGTATGTCACTATAAGTGATGTTTATTCAGGATCTCCGACATTGACCATTGAATAATTTTAAACGACTAATTTTTTAGTCGTTTTTTATTTTGGATAAAAGGAGCAAACAAATGGATATTAACTGGAAATTGAGATTCAAAAACAAAGCAGTACTAACTGGTTTAGTTGGAGCATTGTTGCTATTTATCAAGCAAGTCACGGATTTATTCGGATTAGATTTATCTACTCAATTAAATCAAGCTAGCGCAATTATAGGCGCTATCCTCACGTTACTTACAGGTATTGGCGTTATTACTGACCCAACGTCAAAAGGCGTCTCAGATTCATCTATAGCACAGACATATCAAGCGCCTAGAGATAGCGATAAAGAAGAACAACAAGTTACGTGGAAATCATCACAAGACAGCAGTTTAACGCCGGAATTAAGCACGAAAGCACCAAAAGAATATGATGCATCACAACCTTTCACAGACGCCTCTAACGATGTTGGCTTTGATGTGAATGAGTATCATCATGGAGGTGGCGACAATGCAAGCAAAATTAACTAAAAAAGAGTTTATAGAGTGGTTGAAAACTTCTGAGGGAAAACAATTCAATGTGGACTTATGGTATGGATTTCAATGCTTTGATTATGCCAATGCTGGTTGGAAAGTTTTGTTTGGATTACTTCTAAAAGGTTTAGGTGCAAAAGATATACCATTTGCAAACAATTTCGATGGACTAGCTACTGTATACCAAAATACACCGGACTTTTTGGCACAACCTGGCGACATGGTTGTGTTCGGTAGTAATTACGGTGCAGGATACGGACACGTAGCATGGGTAATTGAAGCAACTTTAGATTATATCATTGTATATGAGCAGAATTGGCTAGGCGGTGGCTGGACTGACGGAATCGAACAACCCGGCTGGGGTTGGGAAAAAGTTACAAGACGACAACATGCTTACGATTTCCCTATGTGGTTTATCCGCCCGAACTTCAAAAGCGAAATAGCACCACGATCAGTTCAATCTCCTACACAAGCACCTAAAAAAGAAACAGCAATTCCACAACCTAAAGCGGTAGAACTTAAAATTATCAAAGATGTGGTTAAAGGTTATGACCTTCCTAAACGTGGTGGTAATCCTAAAGGTATTGTCATTCATAATGACGCAGGAAGCAAAGGGGCGACAGCGGAAGCTTATCGCAACGGATTAGTTAACGCACCTTTATCGAGATTAGAGGCAGGTATTGCACATAGTTATGTATCAGGTAACACAGTGTGGCAAGCTTTAGATGAATCACAAGTAGGTTGGCATACTGCTAACCAATTAGGAAATAAACATTATTACGGTATTGAAGTGTGTCAATCAATGGGTGCAGATAATGCTACGTTCTTAAAAAATGAACAGGCAACTTTCCAAGAGTGCGCTAGATTGTTGAAAAAATGGGGGTTGCCAGCTAACAGAAATACAATCCGATTGCACAACGAATTCACTTCAACATCATGCCCGCACAGAAGCTCAGTATTGCACACTGGTTTTGACCCAGTAACGCGTGGTTTATTGCCAGAAGATAAACGACTACAGCTTAAAGACTACTTTATCAAGCAGATTAGGGCGTACATGGATGGTAAAATACCGGTTGCTACTGTCTCAAATGATTCAAGCGCTTCAAGTAATACAGTTAAACCAGTTGCGAGTGCATGGAAACGTAATAAATATGGTACTTACTACATGGAAGAAAGTGCTAGATTCACAAACGGCAATCAACCAATCACAGTAAGAAAAGTGGGGCCATTCTTATCTTGTCCAGTGGGTTATCAGTTCCAACCTGGTGGATATTGTGATTATACAGAAGTGATGTTACAAGATGGTCATGTTTGGGTAGGATATACATGGGAGGGGCAACGTTATTACTTGCCTATTAGAACATGGAATGGTTCTGCCCCACCTAATCAGATATTAGGTGACTTATGGGGAGAAATCAGTTAGAATGACATAGTCATGTCTATTTAAGCAGGTGCGTTACATACCTGCTTTCTATTTACATTTAAAGATAAAATGTGCTATTATTTTACTAGAACTTTTTAACATTTCTCTCAAGATTTAAATGTAGATAACAGGCAGGTACTACGGTACTTGCCTATTTTTTATGCAAATTTAAAAAAACACTTGAACGATAAACAATTGTTTAGTATAATTATATTTGTAGGTTAGTTGATGACTTACAAATTATGTGTAAGGAGGTGAAAAGCCTCATGCTAGACATAATAAAAACACTTCTAGAACATCAAGTATTGGCAGTACTGATAATTCCAGAAGTGTTAAAACAACTTAGAGAATGGCATCTCGGCTACCTAGACCGAAAGCCAAACAACAAAGATTAACATTATGCTTGGAGCCTGATGGCTCCTCCTTACACTTATATAATATAATATTATTTGGAGGTTTTCAATTATGACAGAACAAATGTATTTAATATTGTTTTTATTAAGCCTACCATTGTTATTATTTATCGGGAGAAAAACACATTTTTATTGTTTAGATAAAAAGAATGGACGTAGATAATATGAGTGATTATAAATTAAAAATAATTGAATTGATCAAAAGTGATATAACAGGTTACCAAATTCACAAACAAACTGGCGTAGCGCAATATGTAATTTCACAATTAAGGCAAGGAAAGCGCGAAGTAGATAACTTAACTTTAAATACAACTGAAAAACTATACAGTTACGCACGACAAGTGTTATAATATAAATGTGAAATGGTCATTCTTGAAATGACTCGGTCGCTACTGGCACAGACCGTTTAAAGTGTCACCACAACATGAACTGAGAATTCATATGACGTTGCTGACGAGCGACAAAGCTCTGTGTTCCTGGATGGGAGTAAGTTTGTGTGGTGGTGCATAACAAGTCGCTGAAATATTTGCGACATAATAAAGCATATTATCGGTTTTATTAAGTGCTAAAGGCACATCTTAACCACCCATACTAGTTACTGGGTGGTTGTTTTTTATGTTATATTATAAATGATCAAACCACACCACCTATTAATTTAGGAGTGTGGTTATTTTAATATGTGAAGCTAAAATAACTACAAATGATACCATTTTTGATACCAAAAAATAATAACCTCAAAATTTCGAGAGAAATAACTTCATTTTAAATCGCATTAAATCAATGTTTCTATAAAAATAAGTCCTTAAAAATTAGTTTTTTCAATCGAAATGGAAGGTAGTATTGGATAGCTTTAAACCGCGTTGTTAAGCTATTCATAACTACCGAAAATGGTTATTGATACCATTTTGATACTGAATATAACAAAAAGCCACATTTATGTGGCTTTTTTGGTTTTATAACTAAATCGGATTGATAGATAAGCTTTGTACTTATTTATCAGTTCGATTTTTTGATTGATGTAAAAAATCATTGATGGTGGATAAAGCGACAACACAAATACAACATGATTGTGGCATTAGAGTGATGGTCTTTATTAAATTAATTGAAAACTACATCAAATATTCTTTAAAGATAATTCGATAATAGTTCGATTAAGTTTCGATGTATAAGTGAGTTAAAATAAGAAAACTATTAATAATATTAAGTTCACTACAGATGTTGCTAATGGACCGTAAGTTTTAAAGACATCTTTACTTTTATAACCAACAATCGCATCTAAAAATTGAACTAAAATCATTGCAATGGATATAGTTATCAAAAATATAGCACTATGAATGACTAAAGAAAAAACAGCTAATAAAAATAAAGGTAAGCTTCGACTAAGTGCATAATAAGCATTTATATTATGGCTAGATGCACATGCTCGAATTGAATAACCTAAACTTACACTGGCACTAATGATTGTAAATATTGCTAAAACAAAATACATGTTAATCCTTCTTTCTTTATCGAGAATTTTAAATAAGTTTACTTAAAAGTAAAATTCATACTGTCTTCAATAATCATCTCTAGTATAACTTTATTCAAAGTTAATGACTATCATGTGGATTCTTTTTAAATAATTCCACAAGTTTTTATACTACATTCAGATTAAAGCACTAAACCTCGTCATATTAGAATCTTTTGTAAAAGGCATTTTAGTTACTATTAATAAAAGTATTATATATAATGAATTTTATATGGTTTATTAAACTAGAACGTCGGGAATTAAGTAACTACAACAAAAATAAGATATGACAATAAGGAGACGACACACGTGATCATTGCCATAATTATATTGATATTTATTTCGTTTTTCTTTTCAGGAAGTGAGACTGCATTAACAGCTGCAAATAAAACCAAATTTAAAACAGAAGCTGACAAAGGTGATAAAAAAGCGAAAGGCATAGTAAGGTTACTAGAAAAACCAAGTGAGTTCATTACAACAATTTTAATAGGGAATAATGTCGCAAATATATTGCTACCAACACTTGTAACTATTATGGCATTACGCTGGGGCATCAGTGTTGGAATTGCATCAGCTGTCTTAACTGTTATTATCATTTTGATTTCTGAAGTGATTCCAAAGTCTGTAGCAGCAACATTTCCGGACAAAATAACGAGACTTGTATATCCGGTTATCAATATTTGTGTGTTTGTATTTCGTCCAATTACACTACTTTTAAATAAATTAACAGACAGTATTAATCGAAGTTTATCAAAAGGACAACCACAAGAGCATCAATTCTCTAAAGAAGAGTTTAAAACGATGTTAGCAATTGCAGGGCACGAAGGTGCTTTAAATGAAATTGAGACAAATAGACTAAAAGGTGTTATTAATTTTGAAAATTTAAAAGTTAAAGATGTCGACACAACACCAAGAGTTAATGTGACTGCATTTGCATCAAATGCGACATATGAAGAAGTTTATGAAACGGTTATGAATAAACCTTACACAAGATATCCGGTGTATGAAGGTGATATAGATAACATCATTGGCGTGTTTCATTCTAAATATTTATTAGCTTGGAGTAATAATAAAGAAAATCAAATTACAAACTATTCAGCTAAACCATTATTTGTGAATGAACATAACAAAGCGGAGTGGGTATTACGTAAGATGACAATTTCTAGAAAACATTTAGCTATTGTATTAGACGAATTTGGTGGAACTGAAGCGATTGTGTCACATGAGGATTTAATTGAAGAATTGTTAGGTATGGAAATTGAGGACGAGATGGATAAAAAAGAAAAAGAAAAACTTTCTCGACAACAAATACAATACCAACAGCGAAAAAAACGTAACATTTCAATCTAA